AGCTTGAGTTGCAGGCGCTGGTTCTCGGCTTCGCGCTCTTGTGCGGCAGCCTGGTCAAGCAGTTCCTGCTCGCGGCGGGCTGCGGCTTCACGCGCTGCCTGCTGCTCCTGGGCCACACGCTGACGCTCGGACTCTACTGCAGCCTCCTGTGCCAGGCGGATACGGTCCTGCTCGGCCCGCTCTTCTGCTTCGCGGCGCAGCCGGGTCAGTTCGGCTTGCTCGGCTTCGAACTGCTCGCGCTTCTGGAGCGCTGCCCGCAGGGTGGAAAGCACCTTGTCCTTGGCGTTTGCCGCCTCGGCCTCGAACTCTTCCCAGTGAGCGCCAAGCTGCATGCCTTCAGCCTCGTCGATCAGGCCTTTGATGTGCAGAGAGCTCAGCTCACCAAGGTCATCGGCCAGTGTCTTCAGCCAGTTCAGACGGTCGTTGTGGCGATCAATGCGGGCGTCCTCGGCGGCCTCCCACTCGGTGAGCGGCCGGCGCGTCTCGTCCCGTAGCGCGTCCATCGTGGTCACGAACTCACGCAGCTCGGCCTCGACGACTTTTGGCATTTCCTTGAGCCGACGCAGGTAGTCGCGGCCAGGCTTCTCGACAGCGGTCTTCGACTTGCTGACCTTGGCAGCAAGGCTGGCGATGCGTTCGCGACCCTTGCGGGTGGTCAGGTCGGGCACTTCGCCTTCGATCTCGGCCTTCACCAGGTCGATGAATTGCTTCAGTCCGCCGGCCACGTAGATGGCCGGTGCGTTCGCCTCGCTGATCTCTTCGATCGTGATCAGTTTCTGTTCTGCGGACATTGGAAAACCTCGCGCCTGGCCGGCGCCGTCAGTTGGAATAGGGAAATGCCAGGTCACCCAGGCACGGAGGTACGCTCCAGGCCCTGGCTGCGGTGGATGGTTGCGCGCTCTCGCCGCTTACGCTCCCGAAGGGGTACGGTTATCTCCGAAGAGCCCGCCGTGCTCGGCTACGTGATTCGGGTCAGGGGATCATTCGCCGCTGGTGTAGTCGCTGATCCATTCCTGAATTCGCTCGATGCCGATGGCATTCAGGGCTTCGTAGAAATCACCGCTGGCTTCAACCCATGCAGAGAAATGCTGTTCTCCCATGGCATTAAGCAGGTTGACTGGGCCGGCTGTTTCTACGATGTCGGCCGGATCAACATCGTGCAGTCGATCTGCAACCGGGATGTCTTCGACAACTGCGGTCAAGTCGGCCTCAACCGTTACCAGCATCGTGTTGCCGCAGAAGGCCTCAAGCTGAACGTCGTGCGCCTTGAATGTGATGCTGCTCATTTGATTTCCTCAGGAAGTGATGTTGCCGGCCAGGGCGCTCGCAAGCATCCAGGCTGTGCAGATGAATAGGGTGGCGAAGCTGCCGCGCCAGGTGGCGATGCGGCGGGAACGCTGGGAGCTGGTCATTGCGGAAGGCTCCTAAGCCGTTCCTCTCGCGCTTTGATTGCGCAGTCGGCGTGTTGTGTTCGCCATCCACCCTGATAGCGCTCGAAGTGGCCGGCGCCCTTGGCAACGTGACCGCCGCAGCGGTAGCAGGTCCCGGGGAAGCGGTTTCTCATGCAAGAACCTCATAGGCCAGCGTGCACATGCCGCAGAGGTAGGCCCGGCCAGACCAGGCCGCCGGGTTCTCGATGTGAGCCATGCGCGCCTGATTCATGGCGTCCTCCATGGTCAGGCCCTTGAACACCATCAGGATGCGGTCGTCTGGCAGGGCCTGTGCAGCCTCGGCGACTTGGTCGTCGATGATCGACGGGAAAACCGGCGTAGTCATGCAGCCTCCTTGCGCCGCTCAGCAATCCGCCGAACGCGCTCGCAGTAGTGTTTGAACTCCTCGGCGTCGATGGCGAGGAGGGAGAAGTAGGCCACCACCAGGGTCTCGGCCTTGGCATCCTCGACCGGGCCAGAGCTAGGCAGAAGCATCGTCTCGATTGCGGCCTCGATCGCGCTGATCGCTACGCTGTGCGGGCTCATTGCGCGTCCTCGGCCTGGGCCAGAACTCCTTCCTTGGCGAATGGGGTGAGCAGCTGGCGGGCGATTTCCTCAAGCTGTGCCTGGGGGTTGGCGACGCTCATGATCTCGTCGGCGCATGCCGCTGAGTCGCTGGTGACTTTGCAGCGCGCCGCCAGGACCAGGCGCCCAAGCACCGAGTTGCTAATGCCCGACAGGCCAAGCTGGCCCATCACGAACTCATCAACCGCCTGGGCGAAGCGCTCGTAGGTGACGCCCCGCTGCCGGAAGTTGCGTTGGAACACGAAATCTCGGCGCGCCATCAGCTCAGCGATGCCGTCGCCGATCCAACGGGCCTCAGCTTCTTCAGCCGCACATGCGCTCACCGCCGGCGGCAATTGGTTGTCGTACTGCCATTGTGCTGCTCGAAGTGCGCCCATGGTCGCCTCCAGATGCTGGGTGGTTACTCGTAGTCGCCTGCGTCGGCGGCATAAGCACCAGGATTGGGATGGTTGTGATCCTCTTCGCCGCAAACGCGGCACTTGAGGTAGCTGCAGTCGAAAGTGCCGCCAGGCACTGAAGCGTCACCGCCCCAGTCGCTGACGTACTTCCAGTCATGGTCGAATTCGCCGTCGACGACCTCGCATTTGATATCGCTCATGGCGACCTCCAAGCGGTGGGTTACTCGGTGGGTGCGGAGGGGAGGGGCTGCCAGTGGTAGCCGCAGTAGCAATCTTGCTTGTAGTGATTGCGCGGATATCTGGTGATGCCGCAATCGGGGCATCGCGGAATCCCGTCCAGCTTGGTTCGCTCAATGCCCGCCGCTGCCCGCTCAGGGCTTTTCCGGCCATGCGCAGCGTCAAGCAGCGATTGCTTGATCTGAATGCTCATTGTGAAAGTCTCGCTGAAACCGCATTGGCCAGGAGCCAGGCGCGGGTGACCAAACCCACCGTGAAAGGTGGCCTGGCGCCTGCCAATGCGGTCGAAGTGAAGGGAAGGAGATATGGGGTGCATCGGGGTGTGAACTGGCAGGAGCCAATCTCTGCATCGACCGGTGTTCGTTCCTCCCGATCTCGCTGGATAGAAGCTGTGCTGCTTGGCGGCAGGATTCAGTTCACACTCCGATGCAGCCTGCGATGGGGAGCAGGGCATCGGGCAGTTAACGTCAGGCTGACGGCGAATCAGTGGAAAACGACGGCGCCGCCGTCAGCAGCGACCTCGAATGCCACTTTCCACTCTTGGTACTTTTCCCAGAAATAGCCGCCAACGGCCTCGGCTTTCTCGGCAAAGTCGGCGTAGTCCTTGGCCAGCTTCGCGCTGACCACTGGGCCGATGGTGCCGTCGCAGTCCGAGAACAGGATCTGCTCATAGAACGGGCCTTCGCCTGCCTTGTTGGCACCTCCGAAGTAGGGGAAGCGCTTTTCGTATTCGTCGCTTGGGCTGGCATCCGGCGCGTAGCCGGCGAGCTTCGCCAGTTCATCGCGCCATGCGCTGTAGCGACCGTAACCGGTGCTCAAGCCTGAGCCCTCCTCGCCAAGCTTGTAGGTCATTCCCTCTTTCAGGCCCTCGGCGCGGCCGGGGAAGTCCTTGTTGAAGTAGAAGTCGCGGTAGTTGTCGTAGTCGACCAGGTCGCCGTCCTTGTCACGCTCGGCGTCAGGCGCCTCGACCAGCTTGCTGTATGCAGAAACGTCCAAGCCCATTTCGTGTTCCTCCAGTGGATTCCCAAAGCACCCGGTCGCCCAGGTGCTTCAGTGAATACGTGGTCTTGCTTGCTGCAGCCTGCACCGGTTCCCCGGCGTGGCCCGCTGTACCAGTGCATCAGCCCGTTCTGAGGGCTACCCGGCAGGGAGCGTTTGCAGCTCAACCCTTGGCCCGCTTGACGCTTTCTATGAGGGAGCGCGCCGCTTGGCTTTGAGCTGGCCAGTTCCAGAGCTGGCATGGGGATCGAATTTATTGCTCGCGCTGTGCCGTTGCCGGGATCGATCCGCGAGGTTCCCATCAATGTGAAAGAGCGGTGAGGCTTGAGGGCCTCTGCAGCCCCTGGTGAGTGACTGCGTGTCGAGGCAAATATCACGCAATGTGTTTTTTATGTCAACACGAAATGTGATTTATTTTTTCTGTGGTGTGTTGAAAGTCTTCCTGGCGAAGCGGGTTCACCTTTCACAAGGCGTGATGTATGCTCCGGCTAATACTGGATGGATGTACAGTTATCGGAGAAAGGTATGGCCAAGCAGAAGAAGTCGACCCCGCAAGCACGCCAAGAGATGACCGCGCTTGAGCGCCTGGGCCTGCGGGTATCGTCGATGATCAATCACCCGATCGCGCAGGCTCAGCGCTGGGTGACAATCCATCGCCTGGACACGGATGGAGACATGGAGTGGGAGGATGTGATGGGTCTGCTGGCTGAAACGCCTGAGCTGGACCTGACGTTCAACGACGACGAGAGCGTGACGGTTCGGTGGGAGGAGGTGAGCGCCGACGATCGAGGCGACCTGGTCGTGGAGCGGGATTGGGAGGAGGAGAGGATGGAGGAGGAAGCACCTTTCTGACGAGCATGAAAAAGCCCGCCGAGGCGGGCTCAGTGCCAAGACCTGAATTAATTCCCCACGAGCTTAGCTGCGGTGAAGGCAATACCAGCCAACGCCGTAGCTACTCCGACGAATTTCCAAGTTTGCTCATTCAACGACTTCTGGAATGCGACTGCAAGATCCTGAATATCCTTACTACTGGCTCGGACAAACCCGTTCAGGTCATCCTTGGTAGCGATCGAAGCGATATCAGTTTTTGTCGCCATGGTGGATTCGATTGAATCGAGGCGCATTTCCACGCGAACGAGCCTCTCCCTGATTTCAGGGATTGCTTTCTCAAGCGCTGCTACGCGAGCGTCCAAATCGGATCCTCCTCCGTTACCGCCAGTATGGTCCGGGCCTCCGGGTCTGTCACCCCACCTGCCAGGGTAAACATTACTCATTCTGGCCATCCTTGGGTTTGATCTTCTTCGCTACGACGTTCGCGTTCGTGTGTACGACATTCCCGCAATTTGGGCACTCCATACTGAACACAGAGTAGGTGTCATCAGGCGAATGGGCATATGTGCTCACCATTTTAGTGACCGCCATCACTGATTTCATACCAGCTCCATTGGTCTTGTCGATGTAGAAGTTCCAGATTCCATCGTGAGGGCAAACGGGACATTTTGAATCGCGTCCGACCTCCGTCAAAAAATGGATGAAATCACCAAGCGTAATCGTGAAATCTACGTCCTGTTGTAGGTCTTCAGTCATGTTCTTACAGGCCTAAGAGTTGAAATCAAAAATGGCCCTGCTCACCGCAGCAAGTGACCAACAAAGATGAAAGTGAAATCCACCCTGGATCGTAACGCCCGCAAGTTCTGATTACACCAGGTGAGCATTCCAAACCAGCAAAACCCGTGCCTGGATATAGGTCATGTCCCGACGGATCAGGCGATCCTTGTGTCGCGGGTTGTCCGAAATCATCTCGTAGTGCTCCTCATCAGCCACCTGCAGGCGCTTGATGTAGAGCAGATCATCCCAGACAAATAGGTACACCCCATCGCCCACGAAGTCGCGGACGTTGATGTTCACAATCAGCGGGTCGCGGTGCTTGATGGTTGGCTCCATCGACTGGCCCCAGCCGGTGACGAGCTTCAGGTGGTAGTGCTCTTCGAACTCGACCCCGATTTCCCGCAGGTGGCTGGGACTGACGCGAATGTCCTTGAGCATTTCCGGGTAGTCGTGCGGGAGTTGGCCGCCACCCATTGCCGCGCGGATGTCGTAGTGAGCGATCCGAACTTCATCCCCTACCAAGCCTGGCCACTTCGAGTCGCTTAGCGCAACCACAGACAAGGAAAAATCCTCGGCTGCAGCTATCAAACGCTGTCGGGCCTCTTCCGGGATGCCCTTGCCACTTTTGGCAAGCATCAGCTTGACCAGGTCGGTTGTACTCCGAGCTGTTACCGCTGGGGTCTCTACGGTCGGCTGGCTCAGCAGTAGCTCCGACTGATCTACGCCCAATGCCGCAGCTATAGAGGCGATGTCTGCCAAGGTTGGCTCACGCGTACCGGCCTCGTAGTTTCCGACCCGCGATTGCGATTTCCACCCGCAGGCCTCCGCCAGTTGGGCCTGGGACATCCCAGTCGCTTTTCTCAGGCGCTTAATGCGCTGGCTCAGTGATTCATTCATGCGCGGGATTTCATCACGAAACGAAATACCCGGCTTTCACTTATTGTGTTTGCAATTAACACGATGCGTGTTTATCCTTCGGTCATCAATGGAGGAAGACCGTATGAACCAAGTCCGAACGATTCGCGAAAGGGCTGGCGTCACCCAGGCAGCGCTTCGCCGTCAGCTCGGCTGGAATCAGTCCCGCCTGGCCAACTACGAATCAGGCCTGCGAATTCCAGGCCTTCAAGAGGCGCGTCAGATCGTGGAAGCGCTGAACATTCTTGGCGCCAATTGCGCCCTGGACGATGCATTCCCGCCTTCCAACGTAGCCGCCTAAACAATTTCATAGCCGCAAGGAGCCATCCACGCATGTACGCCAATCCCAAGCACCTGCATGACCGCGAGATCAAGGTCCGGGTCGACGAGGACACCTTCAACTTGATTCAGGCCTTGGCCGCGTATCACCGAACCCAGCGCGCAGTGCTGTGCCGCGAACTTCTGGAAGCGCAGCTGGCTGCCCTGTCCTCGGAGAATACCGGCGATCAAACCGCAGCCTGAAGGCCGCGAGGAGGCCCTATGCCGACCGAACAATTCGGTCTGGATCCGGGCTCGATGGAGTTGCTTGAGCGAGAGGCGCGAAAGCGGGGGATCACCCCTGAAGCGCTAGCAGCCGAGCTGATTGATCGAGAGCTGGCCAGCCGAACGAAACCTCGAAACGCGAGGGGAGCGGTTCTTCCGTTCCAGCGCAAGGCCTGAACAGGCCCTGATAAGCCCGAATTGCGGGCACAAAAAAGCCGGGATAGCGGCCCGGCTCTCTGCAACACAAAACTCTGTAAGGGAATTATGCATATGCAGACCCAAAGTGTACAGGCCCTCAACCGTCCCGCGCCACAAAATGCGAAACGCGATTCTGTGGCGCGCACGATGTCATCGCGCGAAATCGCAGAATTGGTTGAGGCTCGCCACAACGATGTGGTGGCCTCCATCGAACGGCTCTTCGCCAAAAACCTTTTACGATCAAGTCGTAAAAGCCGGCGCGAGGCTACTGGCGGGCGCCCAGTCGATGTCTACGACCTGATTGAGCGTGACACCCATCTGGTGGTGGCCGGGTACAGCGACGAGCATCGGGCAAAGGTCATCGACCGGTGGCAGGAGTTGGAAGGCCATGTAGCTGTAGCGCTCCCCGACTTCACCAATCCGGCAGCTGCCGCGCGCGCCTGGGCCGACCAGGTCGAACAGAAGGAGGCCGCCGAGCAGGCTCGCGTTCTCCTGACCGTCGAAGTCCAGGCCCAGGCCAAGAAAATCGACCACCTGGAGAACCTGTTCAAAGAAGGCATGACCCCAACCCAGTTCTGCAAGGGCCTCAATGGGGTCAACGTGATGCAGGTCGGGCACTTCCTCGAGGGCCGCAGCTGGCTCTACAACGAGAGTAAGTCCGGCACCCGCTGGCGCGTCGGCTCGTACGCCCGCGACAAGTACATGACCGAGCACCAGAAGGAAATCACGCCGCACGGTCGCGAGGCGTTCATCAGCTACACGCCGATCCTGCTGCGCAAGGGCGCCGTGCGCCTGTACGAGTTGTACCTGGCCGGCGATCTGCCCATGAAGAAGAACTGGGACGGCCTGCACACCCACGACAAGGCCGTGCGGGGTGCAGCATGAAGCCGAGAATGCGTCGCCGCGGCGCCCTGTGGCACTGCGAATGGCGCGGCTACAACGCGCTTGGAGTGTCGATTGAGGCTGCCTACTGGAACCTTGATGACTATGTTCGCCAGCGCGGGGACTGCCTGCCTCTGGAGGCAGCATGAGCATCGCAAAGGTACAGGAAAGGCTCGAACTGATTGACCGCATGAGGAAGGGCGGAGAATCGCTTGATCCGGTTTTCCATGAGCGAGACGTACGGTCCCTCCTAGTCGAAATCGACCAGATCCAGGTCGAGAACGAGCGTTTTCGCCGCTACTGCGAGGTCTTGGAAGGCGACAAGAAAGCGCTTGCCGAGACGCATGTTCTCTACACCTGGCTACGCAAGAAGGTAGATCAGCCGAGTAGTGAATTCGTAGCCGTGCTCATGAAAGCGGGTCAGGACTGGGTGCCAGTGCATGATCTCGACCGCGATCTGCGCGCCATGATCGATCGGGAGGAGCCATGAGCAAGCCCGTTAACGTGGAGAAGGCCACGCCAACCCTGTTTTACGCCAAGCAGGCCCCGTACAGCTCGGTCAGCAACGACGTGGTGGCCATGATCTTAAACCCGGATGCCCTGGCCATCTGGACCTACCTGCAGACGCGCTCCAGCGACTGGAAAGTCATTGGCTCTCACCTGCAAGACAGGTTCTCGATCGGTCGTGAGCGCTACTCCAGGGCTATGGCCTGCCTGAAGGATTTGGGGCTGGTCAGCCATGAGGTTGTGCGCGAGGAAGGTACCGGCAAGGTGCTCGGCCGTCGCGTCATCGTCCACTACGAACCGAACCTACAGGTTTCCGAATATTCGGTTAACCGAAGTGTGGGTTTACCGAACTGTGGGCAAACCGACAGCTACTTAATAAAGGATTCTATTACTCAATCAATAGATACAAACCCATCGGTCGCTGACGCTCCCGAGCTGGTCGCATTCGATCGTTTCTGGGCGCTGTACCCGCGCAAGGTCGGCAAGGCGGGCGCAGAGAAGGTCTGGAAAAAGCTCAAGGTCACCGCTGACCTGTTCGACCGTATGGCCGCCTCTCTGGCTGCCTGGGCCGTATCGACCGACTGGACCAAGGACGGCGGCCAGTACATCCCGCACGCATCCACCTGGCTGAACGGCAAGCGCTGGGAAGACGAACTGCCTCAGCCAGCGGGCGCCGCCCCGTTCGCATCCCGCCGCCCGGCCAGCGGCCCCGACTTCAACGACACCAGCTGGGCTGATGACCTGGGGGGCTTATGAGCGCACAACCGAAACTGCGCAGCGTGACGCAGATCATGGCCGCCAGCCGCAACCTGCCGGCCGAGGTGCAGGCCCCGGCCAAGCAGCTGGACCCGGGCACCACCGAAGTGGTCAATGCCCTGTTCAAGGAGCTGCAGGCCATCTTCCCGGCGTGGAAGCAGGCCTGGCCGGATGACGAAGCGCTGAAGGCCGCCAAGCGCAGCTGGATCAAGTCCTTCGTCGCCGCGGGCATCAACACGCTCGAGCAGATCCGCTTCGGCATCCAGAAGTGCCGGGTGCTGGGTACCGACTTCGCCCCGAGCAGCGGCAAGTTCATCAAGCTGTGCCAGCCGACCCCGGAAGAGATGGGTATTCCGCCGCTTGCGCGGGCCCTGGCAGAGGCGCTGGAGAACTTCCACCCCAGCAGGGCGGGTTCCCGGGTTTGGACGCACGCAGCGGTGCGCCACGCGGCCCTGCAGTGCGAAGCGCAGAACCTGGGGTCGATGGAGGTGGAGCGGGCCGAGAAGGTATTTGCCCGGGCCTACGACATCACGATCCGCATGCTGGTCGCGGGCGAGCCACTGGGCGATATCGCCACGGGCATAGGCCACGACAGCCAGAAGAGCGCCGCACAGCTGGCCGACGAGTACGCCAGCCAGAAGCAGGTCCGCCTGCTGGAGATCCAGCAGATCCCAACCAGCGCCGCCGCGTGCCGTGCACACCTGCTGGCCAAGTTGAACATCAAGCGCGCCGGGCAGCCGGCCGGGGAGGGGGTATGACCGAACAACGTAAATTCCTGGGTCACCAGTACATCGCCCGTCGGGCCTGCGGAAAAGTCTCGGCCTCCTGCTGGGATGACAAAGGTCAGGAAAAGGACACCGCCAAGTTCGTCGCCAAGTGCGTGCGCCGCGGCGACACGGTGGAGCGTATTGAGCGCCATGAGGGTGACCCGCAGCTTGAGTGGATCTGCCGACCAGGGTGCAACGACTGCCGCAAGCCGGCCGGGGAGGGTGTATGACCGATCAACAGCTGCTGGAGCTGGCGGCCAAGGCTGCTGGTATCGGCCCGGTGCTGTGTTACGAGGCCGCGCGCAACTGCCTGCGTATTGGTGACCGCAAGTCCTACACCCTATGGCGTCCAAAACAGGACGATGGCGATTCATTCCGCCTTGCTTGCGCGCTGAGGATCGGCATCGACCATAGCAACGTGCTGGATCAAACCTCTTGGGTCACTGCCGAGCGTTGGGGTCACGTCAGCAGGCAGCACCCAGTGGTCATCGATGAGCCGGTGGAGGATGAGTCGCAGCGAGCACAGATCACACGCGACGTTGTTCTTCGAGCTGCCGCCGAGATCGGCAAAGCCATGCAGGAGAAGCACTGATGGACACCAACAAGATGCGCGAGCAGTTCGAGAGCGTCGCCCGCGAGGTCCTGGACTGGTCAGACGATGAGTTTCGCCTGGCGTCGGATGGCAAGTCCTACTACTGGGGCGCCACGGGTGAGGCCTGGGTGTTTTGGCAGGCCTCCCGCGAGGCCGTGGTGGTGGCGCTGCCAAAGGACATCGTGACCATGGCCGGCCCAGTTCTGTACGCAGACGACGTTCGTGCCGCCATCGCGGCCCAGGGCCTGAAGGTCGAGGTGAAGCCATGATCGCCGCCTACTTCCTGATCGTTCTTTTCACCGCCGGCAAGGATTCGGCGATGACCTCCGTCCCGATGGAGTCTGCCGAGGCTTGTCAGCGGGCCGCTGTGCAGGCCAAGGCCGACCTTGAGGGCACATTCAGCATCGTGCGCACCAGCTGCGTAAGGGGTAAGCCATGACCATCGACAGAGAGAAGCTGAAGGCGCTGGCTGAGGCTGCGCGCGATTACTCCGGTTCTGACCTTATCGAACACGAAAGCCGTTACAACGCTCTGGCATGCGAGGTTGACCCGGTAACCGTCCTGACCCTGCTCGCGGAGATCGAGCGGCATGAAGCCTGGCGCACCGCATTCCTTGCCGAGCACGATGCGCAGATGCGTCAGCGTGACCAGCTCAGGGCTGAGAACGAGGCGCTGCGCAAGGCGCTGCTGGAAGCATCCGAGGAAGTGGCTACCTGGGGCGCTTATGCAAGTGAGTACTTCCAAGAGAAGCACGACCTTGCTGGATGCGTAGCGAAGCTGCATGCGGCGGCCATGGCCAAGGAGGCGGACCAGTGACCCGGGTTCAAGTTGCGTTATTTCTGTGCGTTCTCTACGGGGCCATCGGCGTTGCCGTTGATGGCGCTCTTCGCCCGATGATCATTCTGATGGTCGTCACATGCGGCCCGCTGGCGCTGCACTGGCTGACTAATCCAGCTGGAAAGGAGGCGAGCCATGACTGATTTCGTGATGCACAGCATGGCCGACGCCAATCGTCTCTTCGGCATCCTGCAGGCCCAGGACTTCACCCGCCCCAAGAAGATCGTCATCAAGGACCAGGACCGCAGCGGTGAGCAGAACAAAAAGCTCCATGCC